CAACCTATAAGTATTGGTGGAACACCATTCATAGGTATTGGAACCACTGCGACTGCAATTGCGACTGCAACAGTCACTAACGGATCCATATCATCAATCACAGTAGGAATTAACTCTGGAATTGTTGGATCTGGTTACACTTCTGCTGCACCTCCTGTAGTTTTAATCGCACCACCCACATATATTAGAGAAGAAAATGATGTCGATGTATATGAGGGTGATTTTGGTGTAATAAGTGGGGTTGGTATATGTTCAAATATATCTGATGCAAATGGCACTGGCATATTTGGATCAGGAATTGGAACGGCATTAGTCTTTGATCTCTTTATTCCTCCAGATTCTCAATTAAGAGATGATAGTATCAATAGTCCTAACTCTATAGTTAGAAGCGGATTACAAACTGGATATATCTTTACAGTCAGAGATTCTAATGTTGGATCCGTTGTATCTGGTATAACTGCACTTTCTAGAACTGGTGTTACAACAGTTGGTGTTGGAACCCATACCATAGATGGTATATATGAAGTAGCACATCATGTCGGAATAACCACTGTTGGATTTGGAACTAACAAAAAAGAGGTAGCAACCAGAGTATTTGTTAGGATTGACAATTGGAATGGTATACAAAATACCGTGGGTTATGCCACATTAGGTCAAGGAATATCCTCCTCATTTGTTGCTAATTATAGTTGGGGTCGAATGCAACTAAGAGATAGGCAATTGGCAGAGGCATACACTGTCAATACTTTTAATGGCATCTCTGGTATTAAGACAGGGCCGCAAATTAAAAGAAAGGCTTTCCTTAAGGCAGAAAACTATGTTGTTCCCGAAGAATAACATTTGTTGTCTAAATAAATAAAAAAAGTGTAACACAAGTTCATGTCAGCAATTATAACTGATCAAATAAGAATATTAAATGCAAAGAATTTCGTTGCTGGTGTATCCACTTCGGATAACTCTTATTATGCGTTTATAGGTTTACCTAATCCAACAGCATATCAAAGTGATTGGGATTCAAACCCTCCAGCACCTGTTGATAATTTTGATAATATGAATGATTATCATGATAGTATGTTGGCTGTAAAAAGAATAACCTCTGCTGATGTAAAACAAATAGTTCCAAAATTGAATTGGCGTTCTGGAACTACGTATGATTTTTACAGGCATGATTATAGTATTTCTAATGCACCACCAAATTCTGGTGGAACATCTCTATACACTGCAAATTATTTTGTTGTTAATAGTGATTTCAGAGTTTACATATGCTTACAGAATGGTACAACACCAGAAACACCTGACGGTAAACCCTCTTTAGATGAACCAATTTTTACCGATTTAGAACCAAGAACACCTGGTACTTCTGGAGATGGTTACATATGGAAATATTTGTATACTATCAAACCTGCAGATTTAATTAAGTTTGATGCAACTGATTTTATGCCAGTTCCCTCAAATTGGGGTGATAACGCTGCAGATGCGGCCGTTAAAGAAAATGCTACTGATGGTGGAATTAAAATTGTCGTAGTTAAAAATAGAGGAACTGGTATAGGAACCGCTAACCAAACATATACCAGAGTTCCAATTAAAGGAGACGGATTTGACGCAGAATGCACAGTTGTTGTTAATAATGATTCTCAAATAGAAAGTGTTACAGTTTCAAATGAGGGATTTGGGTATTCATATGGCAATGTTGACTTAGCTGCTGGATCAGTTCCAACACCCACAACTCCACCACAATTAGATGTCATTATCCCACCACCTGGCGGTCATGGTGCTGATATTTACAGAGAGTTGGGTGCTACTAATGCTCTACTTTATGCAAGAGTTGAAAATGATGATGAAAACCCTGATTTTATTACAGGAAACCAATTTGCAAGAATAGGTATTTTGGAAAATCCAAAAGCGTTTAATTCTAATGAAATTTTAACATTAAATAAAGCAAGTGCTGTTTACGCATTAAGACTAGCAGGAACTGGATATAGTTCTGTTACATTTACTCCTGATAGTTTAGTGCAACAAACTGTCGGAACTGGTGTTACTGCTTTTGGATATGTAATCAGTTATGATCAAGTAACTGGTGTTTTAAAATATTGGCAAGATAGAACAGTAGCAGGTTTTGCCACTGCAGGATCAACTGGTATTAGTACATCATTAACACCAACTTTTGCCACTAAAGGATATAATACAAACAGATTTACTGCAGATCCAGATGTAGGTGGTAATGTGACAATTGTTGGTGGTACTTCTAACCTATCAATAAGCACCGTATTTTCTGGTCTATCTACTAATCTAAATAATAGAACCTATTACCTTGGTCAATCATTTACTAAGGGAGTCTCTAATCCAGAAATTGACAAATATTCTGGAAATATGATTTATGTTGATCATAGACCATCCATCACCAGATCTTCCAATCAAAAAGAAGACATCAAAATAATATTACAGTTCTAATTAACTATGGCTCAGCAAACCAACCTCAACGTTTCACCATATTTTGATGATTTTGACCCGAATGATAATTATCATAAGGTTCTTTTCAAGCCTGGATTTCCTGTTCAAGCAAGAGAATTAACAGGTCTTCAATCTATACTACAAAACCAAATTGAAAAATTTGGTCAACATTTTTTCAAAGAAGGTGCGAAAGTAATACCAGGTAACACTGCATACTCTACGGAGTATTATGCTGTTGAGTTAAACAACAGTCATTTGGGAGTTCCTGTAGAATTTTACATTGATCAGTTAATTGATAGAAAGATAATTGGAGCAACAACTGGGGTAACAGCTATAGTTAAACAGATTCTCAGATCTGAGAATAGTGAGAATGGTAATTTGACATTATATATTTCATATATGTCTGCTGGTGTTGAGGATAATAGTATAAAAGTTTTTGCTGATGGTGAGTTATTAATAGCGGATAGTGATATTACTTCAGGGCCAGACAATAATGCTTTCATACCTACTGGCGAATCATTTGCATCATGTATTGCAAATAATGCAACATCAACTGCTGCGTCTTTTTCAATATCTAATGGTGTTTATTTTATAAGAGGTAATTTTGTTCAGATTCAAGATGAAACAATAATATTAGATCAATATTCAAATGAACCTAGTGCTAGAATTGGTTTACGAATACAAGAAGATATAATTAATGCTGATGAAGATGAGACACTAGCAGATAACTCAAAAGGATTTAATAATTACGCTGCACCAGGTGCTGATCGCTTGAAGATAAGTGCAAGTTTATTCGCTAAACCATTAGATGATTTTAATGATTCTAATTTCATTGAATTAGCAGTAATTGAAAATGGTAGAGTAAGATCTAATACTAAGAACACTAACTATAGTTTCATTAGGGATGAATTAGCACGTAGAACATTTGCAGAATCTGGCGACTATATGACTAAGAGTTTTAGTGTGGCACTAAAAGACTCTTTGGATGATGGTATCAAAAATGGAGGTATATATCAAGAAGGTCAATTTACACAAGGTGGAACTCTTGCTAGTGAAGATCTTGCAGTCTATCAAGTCTCACCTGGTAAAGCATTCGTTAAAGGATATGAAGTTGAAACAATTAGTTCTACTTATCTTGATTGCCCCAAACCAAGAACTTCATTAACTTTAGAAAACCAAGGTGTATCATATAAAACAGGAAATTCATTAAGACTTAATAATGTGTCTGGTGTTCCAGAAATTGGAATTGGAAATACATATATTGTTAGTTTAAGAGATTCCAGAATAGGATCTGCGAAAACTACTGCAACTGGTGGTGAAATCGGAGTTGCAAGAGTTTATGATTTTGCCTTAGAATCTGGATCATATAGAACAGGCAGCTCTGCTAATAATGCTTTAAATGAATGGGATATTTCACTTTATGACATTCAACTTTATTCTCATTTAACTTTAAATGAACCAGTTACTCTTAGTGTGCCAGCTCAGATAAAAGGAAAATATAGTGGTGCTACTGGATTTATAGTTAATAGTGTTAGTAATAGTAGATCCATAGTTGTTTATGAAAAAACAGGAGAATTTTTAACACAAGAACCCTTTACAATAAATGGTGTAGATAATGGTCGTGTTGCTACTGCTGTAACATCTTATGGAATGCAAGATGTAAAATCAATGTATGGAGGCCCTGATTTAGGTGGTGTCGGATTCTCTAGACCATTTAATGGTGATATCATACAAAAACCAATCTTTACATTTGGTAGTGCCAATATGACCTCAGCCACTGGATCAGGTGCTGTTTCTATTAGTACAGTAACCAGTGGAGATCCACTATTCCCAACTAATTTAAAAGTAGGTAATATTCTTCAATTTGGTGGTTTAGGAAATAATGATAAATCTCTTGCAAAAATTACTTCAATCGATAGAGATAATAATCAAGTTGTCATAACTGGTGTCACAACTATCGCTAACGTGACAGAAGGTGCTTTATATAAAGGAACTGCTGGATCAAGTTTAGAAGTTTCGGATTTAAAGTTAGTATCATCACCTTTAGAAAGATCTAGTGATAATAGATTATATGCTCGACTACCAAAAACTTTTATCTCGGATGTTGATCTTGAATCTTCAACAATTACGATTAGAAAGAAATTTGTAGTTAATACAGTTGTTAATAATAATACTGGTCTTGGAGAATTAAACCTCCCAGTAAATGCAGGTCAAAATGAAACATTTTTACCTTTTGATGAGGAAAGATATATTCTGGTTAAACCAGAGGGTGATACTTTACCATTAAGCAGTGATATGTTTAATTTTTCTAATGGTAATAGGACATTACAATTATCTGGTTTAGGAATTGGTTTTGGTTCTATGGCTCTTTCTGGTTGTGTTTTAATTGCAACTCTCCAAAAATCAAAACCATCTTCAAAATTAAAAAAATTAAATCGAGTAAATTCTGTAATAATTAATTACTCAAAAGATTCTGCGTCTGGTATTGGTGGAACAACTTTAAATGATGGATTGACTATTGGTAATTTTCCCATAGGAACTAGAGTTCAAGATCAAAAAATAGTATTGAATGAGGCGGATATCATAGAAATTCATGGTATTTTTGAATCAAATGATACAGCAGAAGCTTCTGCTCCCAAAATGACAATAGGATCTTTAAGCGGGCCATCAGGAAAAACATCAGATTTAGTTATAGGTGAAAAAATCGTAGGGCAAAATAGTGGTGCTGTAGCGGTTGTTTCTGAATTTGTATCAGATACTGTTATCACTTACATTACAAAAAATGAAACTGCTTTTGAAGAAGGTGAATCTGTAGAATTTAAAGAATCTACAGCTCAAGGTGTCATTGTGACATTAGATAATACTAGTAAAAATATATCATCTAATTATACATTTAACAATGGTCAAAGATCTAGTTTTTATGATTATGGATTTATTACTAGATTAGGAAATGCTAAACCACCTAAGAGACAATTAAAAGTATACTTTAAAAATGGTTTTTACGATTCTACTGATGAGGGTGATTTAACCACTAGAAATTCATATAGCACTTGGGATTATAGTAAAGAAATTCCAATGATTAACGGAGAATATGTAACAGATACAATTGATTTAAGACCTAAAGTTAATACATATACAGTTCTAGAAAATGTTAGATCACCGCTTGAATTTTTTGGAAGAACATTTAGTTCGTCAGGAAATTCTGCTAAAAATATATTAGCATCAGATGAATCAATAAATCTTACTTTTTCTTTCTTTGTTGGTAGAGTTGATAGAATTTTCTTAGATAAAACTGGAAGATTTCAAATTAAATATGGTGATCCTTCTGAACAAAGAGATAGACCACTTGGTGTTGCAGACTCGATAGAAATAGCTAATGTAAAATTACCACCGTTTTTACATCAACCAAGACAAGCATCAATTGATTTTCTAAAATACAAAAGATATCGAATGCAGGATATCAAAGATCTTGAAGAAAGAATTAAAAATTTAGAATATTATACATCACTGTCTATGCTCGAAACACAGACACAAAATTTATTTGTTCCTGATGCTGATGGATTAAACAAATTTAAATCTGGTTTCTTTGTTGATAACTTTACAAGTCTTAAACCACAAGAAACTAATGGATTTAAAGTTAAATGCAGTTTAGATCCTACTCATAACGAAATGAGACCTCAACATTATTGCACCTCAATTGATTTAATGCATGGCCCCGTTGAAAATGTTGATACTCAAGTTGATTATGCCTTTCTTGATGCAGAGGGAACTAATATAAGAAAACAAAGTGATGTTGTTACATTGGATTACACTGAAGTTGAGTGGTTGAGTCAACAATTTGCAACTAGAACAGAAAGTGTTACACCTTTCCTAGTAAGTTTTTGGCACGCTACTATTAAGTTAAATCCATCATCTGACACATGGACAGATACTGCTAGACTTGATGCTAAAATTATTGAACAAG